AACCTCTAGTTCATAAGAAAGATCTTAAAAAGAAAAAGAAAAAGAAATAAACCCTGCTCGGGTGAGAGCAACAACCGATGTCTAACTTAAAACCAAAACCAATGACATTTTTTTATCAGACTCAAACGTGGAATAGTCAACCGCAAGTAACCGAGGAAACCGTTAATTTTTGGAAGCACGTAGCCGACAAAAAGAACTGGAGAATCACACAATTACCAAACGGTTTTTATCAAACCGAACACCAAGATTTCAAAACAAAAGAAACTTGGATTGATGTAACCCGTAGAGAAACAATTGACGGTGCAGAGCAAGCTATTGATTCATCAGTAGATCACTATGTAAAGAAAATAGAGTTTATGAACGGACCGAAAGTAATTAAAACTTTCAAGTAAATTAAATTAATCAAATTAAATTCAATTAAATGCAAAATCCAAATAACATTGTAAAGGGTTTAGACTTTGGTAAACAAGCAAAGGATAAGATTTTTACAGGAATAGACAAATTGACACAGGCTGTTAGCTCCACATTAGGAGCTAGCGGTAAGTGTGTTATCTTAGAAGATTTTATGGGTAGACCCATGATAACAAAAGATGGCGTAACAGTGGCAAACTCAATTAACTTAACAGATGCAGTAGAAAACATTGGTGCTACGTTAATTAAAGAAGCTGCTAGAAAAACAGTATCAGAAGCAGGAGACGGTACAACAACTGCAACAATATTAGCTCATGCTATTTTATATGAAGCTAATAAAAAAGAAGCTACTGATAGTTTAAGAAAAATAAAAGAAGATATACAAAAATCTTGCAACGATACTATTAAGTATTTAGAAAAAATAGCTGTACCTGTTGAGGGTGACATGATAGATCAAGTTGCAGAAATATCTTCTAATAACGATAAAGAATTAGGATCTATTATAGGTGAGGCTTTTAGAAGAGTTGGTAAGAACGGAGTTGTTCTTATGGATGATGATAGTAAGTCAGAACAAACAAGCGTAGATGTAGTATCTGGATCACAGATAAATCAAGGTTATGCAAATCCTAACTTTGTAACAGATGTTGCTAAACAGGATGTTACTCTAGAGAATCCTCTTGTGTTATTAGTTAGTTCACCAATAACAACTATAAGAAAAATACAAGTAGTCTTAGAGTACGCTATACAAAAAAATAGATCATTACTTATTATAGGTCAATTAGAACAACAACCAATGAGTGCTGTTGTAATGAACAAAATAAAAGGTAATATAAAAATAAATGTAGTTGCTCCTCCAGGTTTTAACTTTTGGAAGAAAGACTTTTTAGATGATATAGCTGCTGTAACAGGTGCTATTCATATAAATGAAGAGTTTGGAGATGATATAGATTTAATATCACCTGATATGTTAGGTGAGTGTGAAAAAGCTGTATCAGACAACAAGTCTACTGTTCTTAAGATAAAAGAAATATCTGAAGAAGCTAGCAAAAGAGTTAAAAGTATTGAAGATCAGTTAAAGTCTGATACTCCAAGCTTAAAGACTGAAAAGCTACAAGAAAGATTAGGTATACTATCAGGTAACGTAGCTGTAATATCAGTAGGTGCTAACTCTGATGTAGAGTTAAAAGAAAAGAAAGATAGAGTTGATGATTCTATTCATGCTACTAAAGCTGCAGTAAAAGAAGGTATAGTTCCAGGTGGTGGAGTTGCATTATTAAATGCTGCTAATAACCTAAAGAATAATAGCGACGGTGCTGATATATTTATTAAAGCAATAAAACATCCTTATTTAAAAATACTAGAAAATGCTGGTATAGAGTCTGATGGAGCTATTCTTGGTAAAGGTAAAGGTATAAATGTAATTACTGGTAAAACAGTTAACATGATTAAAGAAGGTATTATTGATCCTTTGCTTGTTACAAAAAGCGCATTAAAAAACGCAGTATCTGTAGCTAAAACTATTATGTCAACTGATTGTGTAATTAGTAATATGAGGGAAGAACAATGAAAGCAATAGGTATATATCTAGTAATATTAGAGATAAAGGAAAAAGCAAGTAAAACAAAAGGTGGTTTACTTCTTACAGATAAAATAAAAGAAGACATAAGATACAGAAAAGGTATAGTTAAATCCGTAGGTGATATGGTTCAAGGTGTAACAACTGGCAATGAGATATATTACGACAAACACGCAGGGTTTAATGTTGAGATAAACGAAGACATATTTCTTGTTATAAAACAACAAGATGTAGTTATAGTTTTATGAGAAACTTAGAAGCTAAAGATCTTAGAAGCATAGGTTTGTTAAAGCATTATCGTATAATAAGACGATGGGCATGCAAAACAAACAATATAAAAGATGCTGATCTAGAACTTCTAATTTACTTTGATTGCTTGGATCTATTTACTAGGCAAGACTATTTAAATGGAGTTTACACATACTCTTGGGATAAAACAAGGTGGGAGCGATTACGTCGTGACGGCTGGATAGTCTCTTGGAGAAACAAAAATAACACAACACAGAAGTACACAATATATAAAACATCGTTTAAATGTAGCCAACTAATAAGTAGGATATATAGGATGTTACTAGGTACTGAAGACTTACCAACTAGCATAAGACGTAATAAGATTATGCTAGGTAACTCTTATTCTGACAAAGTGTTAAAAAAAGCAATTAAACTAATAAATAACGATAAAAACAGGTGATTACTAGATAGTAAGTTCACCATAAATTAAAACAAAAAAAAATGGCATACGGAGATATTATAGGTAACTCGCACACACGCAGTAGTAGATACAGAGAAAAAAATGGTGTAGAAACTGCTAGCAGAGCTGTAGTGCTAAAAGATTCAAGTACAAAAGGAAGTGCTGCTTTAGACTTTTTAAGTAATCACTTAAATCTAGAAAACTTGACAGCTGTAAAAGCTTCTAACGGCGCTGGTCTTTATATTGGTACACAAGGAGATGTTTGTGTTCTTTTATCAGGTGATAGTGATCCTGTAGCAACTGGAACTGCAACTACTAACACTGCTAATAAATTAGTAGACACAGGTGCAGATTTTACCACGGCTGGTTTTGGAAAAATACAACTAAGAGACATTGCTGTAAACACTACTGATAATGGTGATTTTGCTGCTTTTGTAGGTGCTGTAGACAGCGCTACTACCTTGTCTTTAAAAGACGTTGATAATGCAAGTTCAGATAAATTTCCTGATGGAAATGAAACTTACGAAATATATAGAGCTGTAATACTTCAAAATGTAGCTGCTGGTTCTTTTTTACCTATATCAGTAGATAGAGTATTTAAGCTAGGAACAACTGCTAGTGATATTGTAGCAATATACTAAAAAATAAAACATGGCATTATTAAAGATTAAAATACCGGTTATATTCATATCTAACCCTAGAATGGCAGGGCCTGATGTAGGTTTAGGTGGTTTTAGCTTTACGTATGACAATGTAGATACAGGATTAACATACGATTCTATCTTGTTTACGTATGATCAAACAATAATGTAAAAATAAAAAATAAATAAAAATATAAAAAATGGCTGAAATACAAATAGTTGGTATTGGATCCGCTGCTAATGATGGTACTGGAGATACTATTAGAGTTGGTATGGATAAAGTTAATGACAACTTTACAAACTTTAAATTCGAAGGCACTAATTTTGGTGGATCATTATTAATAGGACACAGTACTACAGGTACCCTTAGTAATGCACAAAATAACGTTGGTATAGGTATAGGCTCGTTAGACTCTATAACTTCAGGTGATAACAATGTTGCTATTGGTTACAATGCTGGTACGGCTATAACTACAAGTGTTGAGAATATACTCATAGGTTCTTACGCTGGTGACGAACTTAGTACTAATGGTAGAAACATAGCTATAGGTGCTCACGCTTTAAGTTCATCAGTAGCAGGTGGTAGAAACATAGCTATAGGTTATGCGGCTTTAAGTCAACTAGAAGCAGATACAAATGACTCATATAATACAGCTATTGGAAACGGTGCAGGCCAAAATATAACAACAGGACTTCAAAACACTTTAATAGGTGGTTCAGCTGGAGACGGGTTTACAACAGGTGTTGAAAATGTTGCTGTAGGTTACTTATCTTTAAGCGCTGCAAATGCTGGTAACCGAAGTGTTGCTATAGGTAAAGGATCA